TGCAGATTTTTGCTGGTGCTATTGACGTAGCCACGGCCTTCAAAGTTATTGGTGCTAGGTGCTACCGAGTCGTAAGCAATGCTGCTGTCGTCGCCCAGTTTTGCTGCTGTGACGGCGTCGTCAGCTAACGCCGTAGTGCCCAGCTTGGTGGCGCTGGCCTGGTTCAGCTTGATCAGGTCGATGCTGGCGCTGTCGGCCAGATTGGCGCCGGCTTGGAACAGGTCTTTGGCTTCTACTTTTTTGGTGGTACTGGCGCCGACGTCAACAATCGCCAGCACGTCATTGGCAGCGACATCACCCTGAGCGAGCTTCGTGAGCTGCGAAATGCGTTGGTCGGCCATGGTCGAGTTACCTTATGAGATCAGTTTAGTCCTCAACTTCCGTTAGCAGGAAGGCAAGGTTGTCCTGGTTGAGGGCAATGCGGTCATCGTCTTCCTTGAGGACGTAACCGGATGGACGCCCAACCAGCAGTTTAATTTCGCCAGTAGTGACGAAATCAATACTGCAAGTAATTAGCTCTGACGCGGATACTTGCAATCCTGAACGGGTCACCATTGCGGTGAACTCGTAAAATATATCTAACTGGTTGGGGTCATTATCGCTGTCAGTAATGGACAACAGGCAGTCAAATTCGCTGCCGACGTCAACGCGGTTAATCAATTGCAGCGCCAGCAGTGGGGTTTCTTTGACGCCTGATGTTTGATTGTTAAAGATGCAATCAATTTTGCCGGAGCCGCTAATTAATCCAGCGCTGTACATGCGCTTAAACTTGTCGCTAAGTGCAGTAGTTTCCAGCGCTTCGCGGTCTGTATTAAACTCATAGGAAGTGACATCACCCAGCACATTAGCGCTGATGTCACGAACTTGTATCTGCAGCGGCAAAGGGCCGCCACCAAAGTTTTGGATGGTGTATTCCTGCGCTCTGACGTTGTTAACTGCTGACTGAAAACTAGGAAAAAACCTGACGCCGCCAGCAGCATTAACGTTAATAAATTGGCTAAAGCTGCGATGAGAAACGCCTTCGCCATCTACCCACGAATTAACAGGGAAAAAGGCTATGCCTCGCGCATCCTCTGTTGATATTGTTACTTTATCACCTGTCAGTAAATTGTCGTTGGCGCCTTCGATGCCAATGCGGTTGAGGCTCGTAATTGTATCTGCGTCCTTGACTACAACGTTTAGGATGTTTTCGGAGTTACGACGCAGGCGAACGTTACCTACGTTGCCGAGAAAATACGTCACGAATCAATTAGCTCCAAGAAGGCCCCATCAACGGTAAATTGCAACGAGACGCTGGTCAACTCGCCAGTGCCAACCGTGATGCCTGCACTGGTGATGTAAGCGTTGAAAGCGATGTCATCCTTGACATCGACGCCTGCACCTGGCTGAGCGCCAGCGCGAAGCACCATGCCGACGCGATCCGACTCGCTGACGCCATCATTGCTGGTTTTCATCACCTTGCTAAGCAGTTGATCAAACTGCACGCCAACGTCACCAGCCTCGGTGCGGTAGTACATGACAGTGGCAGAGCCTGTGGAACTGACCATGCCAGGCGTGTAGCGCTTGACGGCAGTGTCAATGGTGGTGGTTTCCAGCAGTTCCAGCGTGGTTTCCAGTGACCAATCGCGAATCTTCAACACCGACTGAGCCTCGCTCGGGTTAGGCGCAGTAGTGAGAATTGAAGAAAGGAACAGCTTGCCGCTGCGTCCGGTGTAGAAGCCCATTACGTTGCGCCAGCAGTCTTTGCTGTCAGTTTACTCCGCTGCGCCGTCGATGGTAAATAGTCCATTGACGTAGACGTCAAGCCCTTCTGCAATAAACGAGTTGCCGTTGGTGTCGCACGGGTGCTCGACTGCGCGGATGGTGGTTTCGCCTTCCTCTTCCATGGTGACCTCAGTGACGCGGAAGACGCGCTTGCTGCGGACTGCTTGCCCCAGCACAAACAACTGGCCGGCTTGTGGGATGAGGCTGGTTGCTACTCCATTTGTGACGCTAATGCCTGTGAATGAGCGGGTGCCGTCGCTGCTGCCGTAGGTCAGCACGTTGTAAGTGCCATTGGGAATGGTGCTGGCTATCGGCACATTCAGCACACCGCCGTCCTCGATGCGCCCGGTGTAGATGCCATCCCACTGGTTGTTGCTGGTTTCGACGTACACATAACTGCCGGGCATTACGAAGATATCGGTCGGGAAAGTTTTGAACTCAATGGCGCGACGGTTGAAACGGCGCACCTGGCACAAGTACTTACCTAGCAGGATGGCTTGAGCGCGAGTGGTAACAAACTGCGAAATGTCCAAGCTTTCGCGGATCGCATTGGCTTCTTGGGTGTCGGTGCGTTTGATTTCCACGCTGTTGTTACGCGGGAACGCACCGTTGCGCTCCACGTCGCGGTAGATCAGCGTGACGATCACATCTTGGACACTGGCGCCATAGTCGATGAACTCTTCTTTGAAGCTGTCATCAAGGATATTGCCTTGGTTAAACAGTGCCGTGATTGATATGGCGCGGGTGATAGCTCCTGTTGACTTGACATAAGGCAGCGCCGGCACCAATGTTTCTTTGCCGCCAATCTTGCCGAGTTCCAGCAGACTGAACGGTGCTACCTGCGCCCAGAACTCGCGCCAAGGGCGGCCATCCGCAATCACGCCATCCATAAACAGGCGGTTTTGCTGGCAGTAACGCTTGCTTTGCGCCAGTTGCATTACGTCAACAGAATGCAGGCTGGCGTAACGGCCGATGCCGTTGGTGCCATCCAGCACTGTGTCTAAGAAGATGTCGGGAGCGAAGGACGTGGAGTTGCTGGGGGCGCTGGCGGCAAAAGCAGCGATGGCGGAATCATTTGCAGCGCCTGCAGCTTCGTTGCCAAAAAAGTTAATGCTGGTAGGCAGCAACCGCACCCGCTTGCCTTCAGTGATGTAGACACTGACACTGCGTAGGTCTTGCGTACCTGAACCAGATACTACATGCAGGGCCAATGTAGACAAACCGCGATACAAGTTGGGGCTATAGTCGCTCCATGGGGTTATGAGCTGTTCAGTTACGGCAGTAATTTGGACCTCCGTAGAGGAATCAAACGAAAAGGTGGTTTGCGAAAATGCGTCATAATTAAACAAATCAAATTCAGTGGTGTTGCCCGGCGACTTATTAAACGGAGGGTAGTCACCACGGGCGCCATCACGGTAGATGGAACCGTTGAAATACACTTCTAGACCAGCGTTCTCGGTTAAGTCGGAGCCAAGTGTGACAAGTGGCGCCGTGGTGTTTAGGTAGCAGTAGCCGCGTGTGTGGAAGGTGCGAATCTCGATGTAGGTATCAACGACTGCTTCAAGCTTGACTTCGATAAAACGGGCACCAGCGTTTCGAGAAATAAGTTTGATGTAGGTAAAGACGTTTTGTTCGTTAAAGCCACGGCAACAAAAAATGTAGGGTAGTCGAGCGAAGTCTCCGTTGTTATCGAAGCGATACCAAAGAGCAAACATGCTGGTGCGCGCTTTGGCGCCGTTGTCGGAGGCGCTGTGGCCGTAGTTGACTTGATCTTTGCCATAGACATTGGCGCGGCCGCTAAGCCTGCGGTATGCCTGAAAACGAAGTGCTATGTCAAGGACGTTGCATTTGGTGACGCTGGCATAGGCGGCTTCTTCAACGCGGGCTAAGCCCTTGACGTGCAAGGCTTCTACGCCAGCGGTTGATTGAAAAGCGTTTATCTGGGCCTGAAGCTCATTGTTACTACTGTAAAGAGCAGCAATTTGGTTGTTGCGGTCATTAATAGTGTTTTGCCGAGAGTCTCTTTCTTGTTGCGTAAAGTATCTTTTGCGCGCAAATTTTCCAAATTCAAGATTATAACCTCTTGACAAGACAATTTGATCGTTTGCGTTGGCCTCCTGTAGCGGTCCTATTTGTGCATTGTTTGCGTTGATTTGATTTCTTAGCGCATTGATCTGCTCGCCGACTTGCTGCCAGTGCGCCAAGCCGTAGCGTGCTCGGGGAAGTTTGCCGGTGCGGATGCACTCCAGCGTTGCCGTAAGGTTGCCTTGTTCAATGCCATTGGCGCTGCCGCCGTAGGAGGCGGACACCACGCGGAATAATGCTGAGCCTGCTTTGAATATCGCGCCGTTGTCAACCTGCGAGGCCGCAACGCGTAAAGCATCTTGTCGGGCGATGCCAGGGGTATCGCTAGATGCCAGGTTTTCTGCTGTATTGCTGACCACTAACGTCCACCGGTTGCCTACAGGCACCACGGGGCGGTTGTCACTATCCGGCCAGTAATCGCCGTTTTGCGATTGGAAATAAGTGTCTACGCGGCGCCGTACTGAGTTCCCGGCCTCGTTGAGGATTAACACATCGGCATTAATCGGAAGA